AACATCAGGATTTGTACCTCTAGTAGAATAAAAAAGTTCATATAAACTTTTTACCAATGTTCCATTAAGAGGTGATCCAAAAATGCTTCGCGCATCTTGTAGATTTCGTATCCTTGTAGGAACATTAACTGGTCCGTCTTCTGCTGTTCCTATTACAATTACAGATGCAGTATCAAAAGCAGATGGAGGTGTAACTCCTAAATTAAAATCAGTTAAATTTGACTTTATCCCTATAGACATATTGTCCTCCTTATTCTAAAGTTAATCGCTTTTATATAAGTTTATTGTTATTTTTTCAATAATATTAGATATATCAAAAAATAATGATTGTATTCGTATAGCATATGATATAGCATAACTATGTATTTGTTCCATATTATATATTTCTGTTCTTGGTTGCTGAGCTTCCCAATATAAAATTTCCGTGATTCCATTTTTCTTAAAAATTGGTAAATATGTATGCATAGTCCATTCAAACCATCTTGAAATTTCCTGTAATTCTTTATTTTTTTCTGCCCATATTTCAAACTGTGCTAACACATCGAAATTTTGTATTTTTACAGTAACTATACCAACTCCACTAACATTTATATCTTCTAATGCTCTTGGTTTAACTGATAGTGGCGAATCAAAAAAACTTGCCCCAGATGACGGTTGCTTTCTTATTATTCTATATGTAATTGTTGGTTTAAAAGTACCAATTGATGGTTCATTTGCTACTATTTCTTTATTACCTAAATTAAGTCTTGTTCGTAAATACTTTGGATATATCTGTGTGTAATTTATTTCTGGTCTCATTGCTTTTACTATTTTATAAACCATATTAAAAAAATCCCATTCATCTGCTAACCCAGATAAATGTCTGTATCTAGATTCGGCATTATAGATTGAAGAAGTCAAAGATTCTAATGAAAATCTTTCTACCAATACCTCAGCCATTATTCCATTCCTTTAGTATAAACAACATAATATTCTATTCTTCCTTTATCCCCTCTCATTTTAACAACAAGACTAATATCATATTTTGTTTCATAATCTGTCAATGGATTAACATTTATAGGTTTTTCCCCAAAGCTTTTACTATCTACTAAAGTATAAATAATGTCATTTTCAGTAATAGGATTGGTATGTGGAATGTAGAAAATAGGTTGAGGTGTAATTAAATTAGCAGGTAAAATATAACGTTCATCCCCTCTCCCAGTATGCATACCATAATATGTAAATCTTGCTTTTACAATCCAATCTGTATATTGAAAGGTTGGACCAACACTTGATTCTTTATAATAATTATCAAAATATTTAGATTTTTCACTGGACATCTTTCTTATAACAATCCATTGCCCATATCTGTCTAAAATTTTTGACAGTTCATTTCTTAAATCAATATTATTACCACCACTTTCATAAAAATCAGTATTAATATCTACATTACCATAAAATCCATTACCCATTTTTTCCTCTTATATATTTAAGCAATTGTTTATATGGAATTTTTTTAGACCATACATCATTTCTATGTCCCCTATATGGGTTAACTTGCCACGGAGCATTAGGATCATTTTTAGAAATTAGTGGTGTCTTAATTGCTTTATTAATTTCTCGTAGTGCCATTATATAACAATTTTTAAAATCATCCATTAGAGGACCTAAAATTCTAGCATCAAGGTTAACAGTAATTTCTAAGTCTCCTAATCTTTTAGAACCATTATTAAAAACTTTACCTGACATAATGGCACGTAAAAGATCATATTTGGTTTTACATAGTAAATATGTTAAATATGGCTCTGGTAATTCAGAAATGGTAGCAGAAATATATCCTTTCTTTATCATATGAAGTGTGTTTTCAAATATTACTCTGTAAATTGTATCTTCTGGAACATCCTGTAAAGCAGGTTCTATTTCTAACAAAATTTGATCGGCGGCAATAAACATTGGATAATATATAGAAGTAAACTTAAACCTATAATTTTGTAACATAGCAGAATACTTAATTCCTTTTAAACCACTATGCAATAAAATTACATATTCAGTATTTGTTAAAACATCAGATGGTTCTAAAACAATTTCAATTGCTCTTAAATATGATAAATACCTAATATCATATGGATTAATAGTAACTTTTGTACCACCTAATACAGGTTTTCTATATATATGTAAATAATCTTTCAAAATATTTGATATATTTCCAAAATATGATCCGCCAAAATAAGCATTTCCAAAAACATCTGAAGAAACGGAATATGTATCTAAATCATCGTTAAAATAGATAAAAATCGAATTATCCAAACTTTGTAAATCAACATTTGCTTCCATATTTTCTGGTAAAGTTGTTACTACTTCTATATAATGTGTAAGTTCTGTTGTATTAACTATCAAATTATCAAAAGTAGTTTCTTCTGTTTCTGTTGTGTCTGTAGTAGTTTCCAAAGTTTCTGTACTAAAAGTCAATACATATGAAGAAACCATAGGATTACCATCTGTATCTTTAATACCAACAGAAATTCCATCATTAACGTCTACATCTCCAACAAAGGTAACACTATATATTTTGTCATATTCTAAAAATGAAGAAGGGGTAATATATATTGTTGTTGTTTCTCTATTATAATCTAAAGTTGCATTTATACGAGTACTTTCTTCCCCCTTCCTTAAGTATACAGTATATTCATTTATTGTAGAAGTATCTAAGTCATGGGAAAATTTAGCAGAAATTATACCACTTATTGGAAAGTTTTTGCTATAATTAATTGGATATGTTTCAGTAATAATTGGATATTGCATTATTTAATAAGAATTTCTTCTGAAGGCTCAGAATAAACCTCCAGAGGTTTTCTTTTTTTATCAGTTTGTAAATGCTTTATTTGCTTTAATAAATATTTTAGTACATAATTTCGTTTCTTACCTCTTGTTTCTAATTTAACCATTTCTTTTAATATTGCAATATCATCTATGCTATTAATAATTGCTCTTGCTTTTTTAGGTGTAATTTTTTTGATAACACTTTTGGCTAGTTTTTTAATTTCAATAGGGAGAGAAGGTTTGGCATCTTTATTAGTTACTACTTTTTTTCCTTCCTCTTCTTTTTTTAATATTCTTTTATTCCTATCTTTCATAATATTTGCAATATCAGAATAAAAAGGATCTGATACATGTATCATTATTTTACCATGATTATCATATGGTAACAAAAGACCATTTTCAATTCCTTTAAGAAGATTTTCGTTATTATTTAAATCATTAACAAAAGCATATGCTTTACCAGTTGGGGAAAGCATATTTAAAGAAGTATCAGAAAGTTGATCAATAAAAATTGGTCCTGCAATAGCCGTATTTAATACAACAATATGTACTCTTTTACCATTGTACATAATCTCCATATATTAAACCTCCCAATTTATATAGAGCCAAGTATGGGTACTATACCCATACTTGGCTTACTATAATTTATACTAATTTAGTACCAGAAGGCGGAGCCAAGGTAACACTATTTGTGTTTTCAAAAACATAATTCTTATCTAGAATTACATTCTTTGCAACAGCAATTGCTTTACCTTGTTCCAATATAGCAAAACCATACCTCTCAGCTATTTTCATATTTTTGATATCCCTACTTGGGTCATCAAATTCTGCAACAGTTGGAGGACTTTTTTGTACCAATACACCAACGGCATTTGAATCTGCCATTATTACATTTGTTGCATCTTTACCAGAAGCGGCAGTTCCGGCCAAACCAACAGATTCATGATATGGTGCAAATGGCGTAACAAGAACTTTCAATGGGACTGGAAGGAAATCTGGATTTGTATAGAAAGTAGCCCCAAGTGGATTTAGTTTTTGAGTAAACATGCTTGCTCCATATTTACCAAAGACTTCATCTGGTCCATTACCAGGACCAGTACCTGTAGCAGTCGTTCTATAGCCTAAACCATTGTTTTCCGTACCCCATCCAGTAGAATATGTACCTTGTGGTATTACTTCACTTGCAATAGTACCATTTTTAAGTACTATTTCCCGCATAAGCGGATCAGTAGCAAAAACCATCCATGCCAAAGGATGCATAATCAGTGTATTTGGTGTAAATCCTCTCATTGCAAGCCATGCAAACATTTTTGTCAAATCGTTAAAACTCATTGTCCCATTCTGTGTACCTGCAATGTTTCTACCGGTTAATGATCCATATGTTGAATTAGCAAAATCACTATTATCAAACAATGTATAACCAGATTCATTTACTAACTGCATAGCAAGTTTTTCTTTATGCCTTGCTAATGCACGCCCGGCAGCTCTTACCCAAATATTCATTACATCCCACTGATCTTCTTCTATAACTTCGTCAGTAACAGGCAATAACAATCCATGTTTATCAACATTAACAGGCTGTATCATATTGCCAGCATCATCCACAGAAAGGTTTGCAATTGGATATGGCCTACCCTCAGGAATAACTTTAGCTTCCATTGCACCTATAGCACCAATAGTAATTGCAATACCTTTTTCTAAATTTATTTTCTGAAAAAGATTATTAGTTATAACAAGTCTTGGTTCTAGTGCTTCTCTAAGAATAGTATGAATTACGCGAGGAAAAAATCTTGCAAAATCTGGGGTTGTCATTAGATCTTTTATCCTAATATAAGCTCCTTTTGGTTTTTCCTCATCGTAAAGAATTGTTCTACCATTATGTGAAAAAGCATCTAAAATACTTCCATATTTTTGTAAATCTTTTCCATAAAGCGGTTTCTGAATAGATTCTTTTATATTCAATTTCATTTTCTTCCTCCTACAGGGATATCATTATTCTGGCCATACCAAATGTGCCATTTCTTACATTTGCAACCACATCACTAATTTTAGGATCAGATCCGGAGCCATATTTAATTGCCATATAAGCAAATACGAACAATCCTGCAGGAACACCACCTGTATCCGTACCAGTCACATTAGACTGTGGATAAGTATCAACATACTCTAACATATCCTTGGGAAACCTATTATCTAGAACATGCAACCTACCAACCGTTTGAATAGTTTTATTAGCAGAAGTTGAAACATCCTCTACAACAAACTTACCCCTTGTATCTGCTTTTAATAAAGCACCTATTTTCAGATTTGCCGTAGTTGCATATAGAAAACTATATACAGGATACAACTTATCATAAACATTTGAAGTACTAAAGTTGTTTGTGTAAGCGGCATCAAATAAAGTAGTATTAACAAACGGAATAGCAATATATGCATTCCTAATTATACCATTTACTGCACCAAATGCAGAATAATAATTGAGATATTTTCCTCTAGTGTCGGCATATACATCATTATAAAGAATCCCAATAGGTCTATTTGCAGTTAGTGGCATTGTATCTCCGGCAGATGCTAAAGTTTTATCCATTTTATACGTACCTAATTGTTCATCCAATGCAGTATAAGTATAACTTACAGATGTTCCACCATTAGCAGGAACAATTAAACCAGCAATCCCATCTGGGTAACCCCAAAAAGAATCATCTATGTTAACCAACTGAGTAGATGCAGATACCTGATTCTCAAAAACAGGAACAGTTCCAGATGCACTGGGTGTTGGAATACTAGTTCCAGAGCTAAATGGCCCTATAGCACTAACAATTGTACCTTTAGTAAGTACAACTCCATCATTAGTACTTACATCCTGAAATGCAATTGGTAAAAATTTAGCAGGATAATAGGCTTCTGTTGGTTCGTCGTTAAGAACAATTTGCCCCCTTAGTCTACTAGATTTAAACTTATCAGGCACATCTCGCATTGGCATTCCAGGTGTGTTTCCATATAGATCAAGAATACCCATTTATTACCTCCTTAGTCTTTTTTGTTAAAAAATTCGATAAGAGAGATTTCATTATCGTCTTTTGTTTCTTTCTTCTTAGTTTTATGCCTATCTGTAATATAAGCAGAAAATTCTTTTTCTAAATCGTCAATTGCTTTCTTAATATTAGCTACAGATTCTTTTTTAATATTATCAGCAATTTCATTAACATCCTCAGTACTTTCTTTCTTTAAGACAACATTTAAAATTGCATAAATTTTAGCATATGAATCAACCAATTTTTTATTCAGTACCTCATTTTCAGATGTCACAATATTAAGACTATCTATCAAATCTTCATCCTTAGCCGATTCATCTATTTTCTTTTGCAAAAGTTCAATCTTTTTACTAAGACTTTCTGTAACTTTTCTAAGTTTTTCAAGTTCACTAGCATGTTTTTCAAGAGTCTCAGACAAATCAGTAATCTTTTGTTCATATAAATCTGTAACTATTTTTTTTGTTTCAACCTTTAAATTATCTATTGTTAAATTCACCTGATCAGTATCTACATTATCTTTTGTTTTACATCCAAGTGCTTTTTCTCTTCTAACAATACATGCATAAATTCTCTTTTTTACAGCGGCACTAAATTTAGATCTTTTCAAATATGCTTTTGCAACTCTTGCATGTAAACAATCTGGAACAGGAAATGATCCTTTTTCCTTATGCCCAGGTCTTGGAGGACCACAAAAAACACTTTTTGGTAATTTTTTTCTAGCCTTATATGAAAGTTTCTTATCCTCCGTCTTAGTATTTGTATCAGATTCTTCTGTTGTTTCTGCGGATAAACTTTCAATCTCAGATTCAATAGCTTCCAACATTGTGTTTAGCTCTTCAAAATCCTCGGCTGTAATATCTAAATCACTGAAATCTTCATACCAAATATCAGTAGTCTCTTCATGATCTTTTTTATCATTTTCTTTAGGCTTCATATTGCCTCCTTTTTTAGTTTGCATATCAATCAAAAAAACATTGCTTCCTCTTCTTTGTTCTTGTTTATTTTCCATAATATATTCAGAATATTTATTTACATATTCCTCTGGGGATAAAACTGCCTGTACTGAAGCATACGAATCAGCAGGAGTATTAACGAAAGCAATTTGAGTATATTCAATACCTTTAACAATCCAATATGCTAACTTACCATCATATTCTTTTCCACGAATATGTTCATGTTCAAAAGGATCTGTAATTTGTTCATTGCATATTGAACAAAAAACATTACTAGATTCTCCACCAATACTAACAGTTAAAAATCTCTGATCTAAAATTTTTTTAATTGCATCAAAATCGGTAATTTTTGCAATTACCTTAACAAATCCTTCGGGAGAATATATATCATCCACATTTAATTTAGGTAAGCTTACAAAATCTACAGTAACAACTCTGCCTATAGTTGTATTAGGATCCTCAAATTCATGTCCAGTCACAATTGGTTTTGGATATGGTTTCAAAAATGAAATCATATCTCTTTTTATATCATCACTATTATACCAATAAAAGTTTTTATTAACATAACCAGTATGTGTAGCACTTATCTCAATATAAATTTCTTGATTATTACCACTCTTAATATCAAAATTATTAACATAAGAAGGTAAAGAAACAGAATACACCTCAGATATTATATGCCTATTATGCATATTAACCTCCTAATATGTAAAAAATCTATGTCTATTTTCATATGTTCATTTAAAATGTATCATATATTTTTGTCAATTACAAAAAATTATTGATTTAACACTCTAACAGATTGAATAAAAGTAAGATACAAATAACTTATTTAGAATGATTTATTTTACCTATATCTCGCACTGCATTTGGATGCCATTTCCATGGTTCTAATTCAACATTCTTTTTTCCTAGATCATATTCAATTTTTTCAGTATCTTTACTAATAAGAAATTTTACTTTTGCTTTTTTAACCCCAATCTTTTTAAACATATACAGCTTTGTACTACAATAAACGCGGACTAAAGTAGTCCTACCTAAAACCTCCATATTAAACATAATTTTTTTCTCTTTATCAACAAATGTAGGATATTTATCATCGTCTAACATTATTTGCCTAATGTTTTCAATAGAAGAATTAATATCAACCATTAAATTACGTTTAATAAGTTTAAAAATTTCACTTGCTTTTATAAGATGTTCTTCGTCTATAAGATGTTCTTCAATTATATCCTGTATACCACGTTTAATAGCTTTACTAGCATAACTAACCATCAAAGCATTAATATAAAGAGATATATCGTTATAAGCCTTTGGATCATTTTGCATGAGTCCATCAAAGTTAGTTTCAATCCCAATTTTTAGAGAAGCAATTAAATCATAAGCTCCTAATGAAGTAAGAAATTCTTTTGCTCTAGGATTAGTATTATCAACAAAATACAAATATTCTTCTGTGCTTTCTATTTGATTAGAATCTGCCTTTTTTCCTGGAGCTTCTTTAGCACCAAATTGATTTTTTGGCATTTGTTGTGATTGCAAATAACTTTGAATTGTTTCATCTCTTGACAATAAAGCTTGACCAGGCAAAGTAAATTTATAAGCATAAGTATCCCATATTTCAGTATTGGTCAATGGCAATTTTCCGAGATAATCTTTCCTTAACTCAGCAGATGTAATAGCATTTCCCTGGAATAACAATAAACCATGATTTTCTATAGACTGTTTCCATTCAACATCTATTTCAGGAACATATAATTCAACACTTTCCGGGTCACTCAATTTTGTAATTTCTATCTTATTTTGTATTTGCAATTCACGCAAAATAAAATTATCAAAATAAATTTTTAATGTATTCATATATGTTTTTGCCATATTTACAATATTTTTAGATACAATATTTCCAGTAGCTCTATTAGCAGATTGGGATTCTCCAAATGAAATTGCAGAAATTCCTAATCCAACATATACCCTTTGTTTAAAATATTCTAAATATTTTGTTATATCTGCTATTCTTGCTTGCCCTCTATCTGGAACTTCTACAGTCCATCTATCTGTAGTTATTAATGCTCCTTGACTTAGTTTATCTTCAATTTTTGAATACATTTCATTTATTTGTGGTTGGACATCTTCTTCATCTAATAGTTCACTTTTATATGATAAATGATATAGAGGGACAATATGTTGAAAAATCAAAGTATAAATATCTTCTTCAACTCTTCTTAATATTTGTAAATCGTCAATCACAGGTACTAGATGTGGGAATGCCCATAATGAAGAATGTGTTGGTCCCATAACAATATGCACAATATCTTCAATTGGTATATTTTTAACTCTTTTTTGTTTATATAACAAATAATAAGTACTGATAGAACCGTCTTTTTCTGTTACCATACCAATATTAAGAGGAGACAATACTTCCAATCCAATAATTCTTCCAACTTTTTTCCCATTAATTTCAACTAATTTTTCGCTATTATCTCTTATCTTGTGAATAAAAGTATTCGAATAAAGCACTAAATCATATAATATATTCTTAATTATTAAATTTAATGTCGTATCAGAATTATTAAAAATATCTTTAATCTCAGTATTAATAACTTTCAAATATTTTGCACTTCTTGACTCTAACCTGAATGAATTTATAGTAGCAAATGTAACTACTAAATCAACTGCTCTTCTAACAATAGAATCATATAAATATACCTCTGGTATATCAAAAAATATTTCCGGAGGATCATGATAAACTTTTCCTTTTATTGTATTATAATTATGTACTAAATAACCATTTACAAAATTAGATAAACCTTGCTTTTTAATTATTCCTTGTCGTTCTAATTTTGCTAATTTTTCATAAGATTGGTATCTAACACGGTTAATCTTTCTTTTTTGCTTATTAGTAGTTTTACCAACTTTTGTAAAAATATCTCTTATATTTGCCAACTATACCTCCTTATAATCACCTACTGAACTTGACAATCCACAATTACCAAATATATCAAAAAATGGATCTGTCATTTTTACATTTGATGTTAAATAAGAACCTGTTTTAGGATCTCTACTAAATAAATATATTATTTCATTATCATCAAAGCCTGCCTTTTTTAATGTATTAACTAAAGAAAGTTTTTCTTTCTGTATTTTATCAATAATATATTTTTTCCCATCATTAGTTAACTTACCATATGTATCAAACATATAAACAATATTATCTGAACCTCCCATAGTGTTTATAATATCCTCAGTACTTATTTTTGTATCTAAACAATTTAAATAATAAGATAAAACACCAGTAAGTGTATCTGAAGAACTAATAACATTTTCTATTT